TAAAAATTAAGATGTTATCTTATGATGCAAATGGAACCTTAACAGATACGATTTCATCAACATTAAAAAACAATGTTGCAAACTACCTTTCAAACTTTAGAATGATAAATGATTACATTTCTATTGAAAGTGCGAACCCTATTGATCTTGCCGTTGATGTTGATGTTGTGTTGGATGCTAGTCAAAATTCTGGGGCAATTGTCTCTAAAATTATAGATATAGTTAATACGTATTTTAGTCCCACAATTAGACAATTGGGGCAAAACGTTAATGTTTCTGAATTAAAAAGACAAATACAGAATGAAAATGGTGTTATTAGTATTTCAGATATGAGATTCTTTAACCGAGTTGGAGGACAATATTCGTCAAACCAAACATCACAGAGATATTCAGATCCAAATACAAAACAGATTGAATTAATTGCCGATACAATATTTGCCGAACCAACACAAATATACCAAGTTAGATATCCAAACAAGGATATTAATGTTAGAGTAATCAATTTAAAAACGGTAACTTTTACCTAATAATTTATTTATTTATATTTAGAACTATTTTTTGAAAATAGGAAATAAACTATTTATCAAAAAAGTTAAATTTAATGCCCAAATCATATAGAATAAGAACGCAAGTAGGACAAGATAAGTTCATTAATGTTAAACTTGAACAGGATTTTGAACAACTTGAAATACTATCCCTCAAAATAAATCAAAGTGAAATCTACACAAGAATTTGTGCTGACTATGGTGTTATTATAGGTAGGGTTGTTGTTAATGGAGGATTCGGTGTTCCAAATGCGAAAGTCTCAATCTTTATCCCTTTAACATCAGAGGATGAAACAAACCCAATAATTTCTGAATTATATCCATATAAAACACTTTCCGATGTTAATGAAGAAGGATATAGATATAACCTATTACCTCAAGACCCCTCCTATTCAACACACGCCGCAACCGGGACATTCCCAAACAGAGATCAAGTTTTATTAGAACAATCTTATATTGAGGTATATGACAAGTATTACAAGTATACGGTAAAAACAAATGATAGTGGTGATTATATGATATTTGGAGCACCAACCGGTACACAAACATTAGTTATGGATGTTGATTTATCCGATATAGGTTGTTTTTCCTTATCGCCACAAGACTTAATACAATCCGGACTAGCAAACCCATCGCAGGTTAATGGTAATACGTTTAAAAACTCAACAAACTTAAATGAATTACCACAAATAAAGACATTAAATAAAACTATTGAAATATCCCCACTATGGGGTGAAGACGACATTTGTCAAATTGGTATTGTAAGAGCCGATTTTGATTTAACTCAAGATGCAAACATAAAGATAGAACCAAATGCGGTTTTTATGGGGTCTATCATATCAACGGCAAATGATGATGCATTAAAAACAAATTGTAAACCAAAAAATAATACCGGTAATTTATGTGAATTAATATCAGGTCCGGGTCAAATTTTATCAATTAGACAAACAATATTTGCCGACAATCAAGGTTTACCCATTCTTGAAGAACATAAGTTTGAACAAGACGGAAAAGTAATTGACGGAGACGGGTCATTTTTAGTTAATGTCCCAATGAATGTTGATTACGTTATAACAAATGAATTTGGTCAACAGGTTTTATCAAACGACCCCAAAAAAGGAATACCAACAAAAGGGAAATACAGGTTCAAATTCAAATGGGAGAATGAACAAGGATTACAAAATGAATTTTTAAGAGCGAACTTCTTAGTTCCAAATATTAAAGAACACGGATGGGTTTCATCATCAAATGATCCATTTGACCCATCAACCGCAACCCCATTACTTTTTACCCTTCCAGTAGGTGTTCTAACGGGAACCACAACCATAACAAACACTGGAGGTTTACTATTTGATAATACAGTAAACTCGTCTAATTTTTCGGTTGTAATAAACGGACAACCTTATTATGGTGATATTACGGTAATACCGGTAAACTCTGGTGACATTGTCCAAGTAGTCTCAAACCCAACAGATGATACTCAACCCCAAGATATAAATTTTACATTCTTACCTCAAGATTATTTTGATGTTTTAAGGTCTTATACTTTTAGTTTAGATTGGGACGATTATGTTGATCCGTTATCAGCAATAAATTGCGAAGACACCTTTTATGAATTTAATTATAATAAAGTTTATACTACGGCAATGTTTTTGGATAGGTACAAAAATGGTCTTGGTAGGGCAAAACATCTTGGAATAAAAGAAATTGATAATAGAACTTGTAAAACAACCGTTAATACATTTCCGGTTAATGATCTTATAAGAAATTTTGATTTTATATTTTTTGTGTTTAATGTGTTAATCAATGTCCTTGCTTTTCCAATTTTGGTGTTATTGTTTGTGGCTCACCTAATTTCTTTTATTTGGCCAATATTAAAATATGTGTTAATAATTTTAGGATTATATTTAACATATATGGCGGGAGTTGCGTTGTACGAATCAATCACAACCGCCATTTGGTACTTCAATAACTTATCTGGGATTATAAGTTCCGGAGCTGGTTTTGTTGTAAACATAACTAACATATTAGAAGTTATACGATTAAGTGCTTTACTAGCATTTAACATATTAAAGGCAGCAATCTTAACTGGTATTGCCGCTGCATTTACCGCATTTGCCTTTATTGCTGCCGATAGAGTAAAAGGATTCCCAAGAATAGGACTCCCGATGATTTCATACCCAGAATGTAATAATTGTGATTGTGATTGTGGAAACGCCGATCTTGATGACGATTTTGATGCCGATTCGGTACAATCACAAATAGACGCAAATTCGTCTAATCCATCAGTAACAGCACAGTCAAATTCATTTTTAGCTCCGATAAACATTTCCGAAACATTTGATTTATCTCACCCAAACTTTGAAAATAGACCTGGTTTTGATTTACAACAACAAGGTAAAGGTTGGTTTAATGATGGAGGAGCCAATATAGATTACTGTCATAGATCTCTTTTAAATAGAGTTTATGATCAAGAAATTATTTCGGACATTGCGGCTCAAGCAACAATTGACTTTAGAAGAATGTTCTCTGGGTGGGATGATTTAACTGGAACAAATTTTAATAGATTTAAATCTCCCGAATTTTTCTTATTTGCTGCAGAAAAAATAAGTGGGTCAGGAAATGATAGAAGATGGTTTGGAAACCCTAAAAAAGAGACATACCCACAAAAATTAAATGAATTTAATACGAGGGATAAATATTTTAATGGTGTTAATCAAATAACAACAACGGTTAATCCTTCTCTTAGTTCTGTTTCTTATAAAGACCAAGTTTTAGTTTTATTAGTTAAAAAAGGGACAACATCTGGGTTGGGAATTGGTGAGGTATTTTCTTTTATAGATCCGAAACAATCTAACGGACAAGTAAACATCACCGGATCAACTTTAAATCAATTTGGGTTAAATTCAGTTACCGGAACTACAATTACAGGTACTACAATATATCCTTTAACATATGCAGACCCAACAAACCCTTCTAATAGTTTATCCGCTAATATTACAATTGTACAAACAGGGAACACCGAAAACTATATGCAATACTTACCAGATATTGAATATTTCCAGGTTATAACCGGTATGACAGTTGGAGATTATGAAACTGTTTCACAAACTGTTGGAATTAACTCCACATTATTTCACGATGCGTATCTTAAACATAAAATACAATATGAAATACTTGAAGATTGTGTTACGGCTTCGGTAGTTACACCACCATCAGTTATCACAAGCACCGATAACGACAATAATTCAGTTTCACTTCAAGTTAATAATTTTATTGCGATAACTGGTATAACAGATTATCAAACAGAATACGAGGTAATGATAATTACTAGAGGTGTTGACCCATATACTTCTAAACAAACAATAAAATATGATCTATCAAAAATATTTGGTTATTCAATAACAAATACAAATACTGTTATTGAAGGTCAATATTATGTCAACTGGCCAATACAAGGAGGAAATACATTACCTAAAACACATAATACGGTGGATAATGACACACCAACAAAGATATATTTTAATTCTTTAACATTTACACCATCAATAGATTATAGTGCGTTTACATCAAATAATCCTTATTATTATTTATCAACCGAAGACTCAACGATGAACTTGGTTGACACTTTAGGTGGCGCGAATTACATACCAGTAAACTCATTTGATACTGTTGGTTCCTTTAACGGTACTACCGGTAGTATAACCTCAAACCTTAACAAATCATTACCTAAATTAACTGCGGATTACATAGGAGGAAGTACTTTTATTGCGATAAATATCTCAATTAATAACACAACCCAAACACAGGCTTTATATTGGGGAGGAGCTGTTGACTCACAAAATGGTTGGCCGTTTAATAATAATGGATCAATTCATTATGCTATGTATTCAGCGGCCTATTATAGATATCCATCGTTACCTGGAGTTAATTTCACTAATAAAAATAATGTTATTATGAGAAGTGATAGATTACCAACGTCTTCTTGTATTGAAAATGGTGCCGGATCTAGAACGGGATACGCATTACATCAAAACAATAATTTTTGTTATTATAAAACCACAGGGGAATCGTCAAGTCCTACACAAGGGGTTGCCCCAAACCTACCGTCAGGAGAAGGATTTGATACGGAATTTACTGGTTTAACCCAAACACTAACTTGTGATAATATGACTTCATTATTTTGTTATACCGGTAGTGGTAATAATGTTGGAGTA